CTTTTCGATACGCTGCAAATATGGAACTACTGTTGATCTGCTAAGTCTAGTGTCATAACTATCGTCTGTTTCTCTAGGTTCTTGTGGTAAATATTTTCTATGTTCGCTTCTAATCTTGTATGTACCTTCTTTCAAATCTGTAATCAAATCCCAAAACTGAGCCATACGCTGATAGGCCGCGTTAGGACTAGCAACTGTTGTAGCAGCTTGTGTAATGGGCTGATTGTAAATATTTAGTGAGCTATACACAGTTTTGCCTCAATAGTACCATGTTCTTAATATATTCTAATGCCTGTTCGTTTGCCCGCATGAGCATAAAGTGGATTAAACTCCCTCCATACTAAATAACCTAGTGCGTCATTCATGTGGTCGTAACCAGCGTCTTTGTCTGGTTCGCCCTTATCTGTATAACTTTGTAACTCCAAACACTCAATCATACGTTTGCAACTGGCATTGATTTGTAAACGTACTTGCCCTTTTCCGTTGCATAACAAACCCTGTACGGCAGAGACTCTATCTCTGATTGCTGGATTGCTTTTGGCTGAAAGATTAGTGAAGCCATAGGATTCAAGAATCTGTATGTCTGTTTTTGCTGCATTAGTACTACGATTGCCACCCGATGCGTCAGGGTAGACATAAATCTTATTAGAAGGATATCTACGTTTGATTTCTTGAGCAAGTGCGTCTGTATCATGTGCAGATACAATCTCATCAATTATTAACAATTTTCCTTCTAATTTAATTCCTATAACCGCGCTCATATTTCCAATATTAAAGTCTACACCTATCCTTAATGGCTCCATCTGGATACTTGGAATCGTAGTAACAATGTTATCTTCTCTTACGAATCTGTCATAAACTTGGCCTGTTGTGAGGTTTGTAAACTCTCCATTGAGATAGGCTTGCAGCATACTAGAGTCATAGTTTGCTTGCATTCGTTCTATAAAATCTTCTGGTAAGTGTGGATTATCTTGCGTTCTCATTCTTATAAGCTTTCGGTCTGTTCTTTCCTTTGCTGCTTCTGATCCAAAGGTATTCCACATCCACCTGAAACCCTCTGGTGTGCTTGCTGCGCAAAACTGCCTGACATTACCAGACCTTAACCTACCTAGAATCTTTGGAAATGCCCTATCACAAACAGATGGTGCAACTGTATCTATTTCGTCTGCCAATACGAAAGCCAAATTTAGACCAATAATCCTAGACCAGTTCTCAAAACTTCTACATAATATCTTTGTATCTCCGTCTGGTAAATGCAATATGTATTCTGGTAATGGACTGGCTCTGTAAGAGTAAGGTATTTCATAGTATTCCAAGAACTGCTCGAAGTCATTTTGCCAGATGTCTCGAATCAATGAACCTGTTGGCTCCATAACTGCGCCTGTAAAACCTACGTTAAGTGCTGCAAGTTTTACACACACAGCACAAAGCGCTCTAGTTTTCCCTGCACCATAACCAGCTGATAGGCCTAGTATCTCAGTATTGCTATTATCAAAAAACTCTCTTTGTGGTTCGTGAAGATCATTTCTAATATTTGCTAATAATTGTTTTATATCAATCGAAACTCCGCTAGTGCCTGCAATATCTAATACTGATCCTTCTCTGGTTAATATGCTCATGTTGTGATCTGTGCGATCTTAGCCATTGAGTTAATACAGCCTAAAGCAACATTCAAATTTTTATCGTTTCTAGCTTCTTTTTGCAGTGATGAAAGCTGAGATAAAATCTCTGCGGTAAACTGCCTTCTATCAATGTCAAAATCTTTCTTGAGAACCATTCTAGCGTCTTGGATATACTGGTCTGACTGCCTCTCCTTTAGTCCCCACTCATTTGCGGTATATCTGAGTAAATCTGACCTTGTCGCACCTTTACCAATTAACGCTGCAATTCTTAGCGTTCTATATTCCTTTTCATTTTGATTTGCTTTCTTTTTCACTATTTTTTTAGATTATGGAAAGAGTCAAGCGCGTACCAAACGTGAGAGTTTCTATAGCCTCCTTGATGGGTAGGAATAATTGGTGTAACTCCATGCCTATTACGCCAAGCTGGATATACCAATAATGAATTATCGGTTTGGTCAAACGTGGCATTGTAATCAGGTACGTGTAAGTTACCTCCCTTACTGTTACGCCTTTTGGTAATTATCATATTTATAGCACCTTTTACATTGGCGTGGTCTTGATGAACTGGTGCGGATATGTTGCAATTCGAGATAGTAGAACTGAAATTATTAGCGAAACGCCAGTTATCAGGTATTCTTTGCTTTATTTTGAATAAGTGATTTTCAGCAACAGTTGGAATATATTTTTTTACTATTTCAAAAGATTTGATACCAGCTGCATACATAGCTTTTACAAAAGTATTAGCAGACTTGACTGAATGAACAGATGACCTAGAAGCGTATGGCCTTCTCATATGTGGTTTAGGTGGGCATGAACCTAAGATAGTTGAATACTGCAATACTTCAGCTTTTTTGTTGTGTAAGCCACTAGATCTTTTCATTTCTGATTTAGGTACGCGCTTAGTATGTATTTCTCTGTCAGCTATATTCACAAGGTTCTGTAAGTCATCTGGCAAAGTTTTTATAAACAAACCCACAGGAGTACCATCTGGATCTATTAGAATGCAATCTTCAAAAATATTAGGCTCAAAACCGCCTACACTATCTCCAATCTTTAAAGGAGAAGTTACTGGCTTCAGGATTAGTTCAGGTAGTTTCATCTTTTAAAACAATAAACCATAATACATGGCGGAAACCAGCTTTCACCCCACATATTTATATCTCTCTCCTCATAGTGAATAGTTTTATATGGTGCTTCAACTTTATACTTTAGCTTTTGCTTTTCTATAACTTTCCATATCTTGGGCAACTCTGGGTCAATATCAAAACTCCACTCATAAACCAGTTTATTAAAGTCGCTTTTAGTATGGGTCAATATAGGAATCTCTGCGCCTTCTATATCCATTTTGCAATTATCAGCTAATACAGCTTGTTCATCAAAATTTAGACAGGGTACTCTAATGGCTTTATTACTCTTCTTTTTCATTATGGTATTGCGCCATACATTACCATTTTGGGCTATGGATAAAGTTGTATCTTTTCTGAAATCATGCACTAAGGCAGCTTGTTTAACTGTTATAGCGTTTTGAAAACCATTAACTTTGGCATTTTTTTCAATTAATTCACAATTAAAAGGGTCAGGCTCATAGGTAATAACAGATGCACCTTTAGAAGCTGCTAACAAAGAAAAAGCACCAACATTACCGCCACAATCTAACCAGCTTTCATTATTAAGAACTTCCATACCTTTTTTTAGGTAGGATTGATTAGATAAAACCTCTATGAAAGTCTTAATGTCGGAGTAGCCTTCTCTGTAGAAGAATTTAACTCCGTTTAAAGAAGTTTTGGTTAACTTCATTAGCTCAAAGCTTTAAGCGCGTTTACTAGCTCTTGCCCTATATAGATACCTTTTTTTCTTGCTTGTGCTACTACTTCTTTTGCCTCTTCATAATCTTCTGGTCTAAATTCTATTTGTATTGCCTTCATTACATCATTAGCTAATTCACTGGTAGGGTCGTCAAAATCTTCTAGAGATCCATAATCTGGCTCATCTGCAAAGGTTGGCACATCATCACCCCAGCCTAAAACAGATAAATCAAATCCATTTTCCATAAGTGCTTCTAATTCTTGTTTTAATATGTCATCATCCCAACTAGAGTTTAAGGCCAGCTGATTATCTGCGATTATGTAAGCTCTACGCTGATCTGGTGTTAGATGTGAAAGTGTAATAGTAGGAACTGTCTCTAATCCTATTTTTTTTGCAGCTGCGATACGACCATGTCCGCAAACAACATTACCCATATCATCAATTAAAACAGGATTAGTAAATCCAAACTCTTGAAGTGAGATTGCTAATCTTTCTATTTGAACATCACTATGTACTCTAGGATTATCTTTATAAAGGGTTAAATCTATTATTCTTGATTGTTTAATATCTTCGGGTGAGAAGATTGGCAAATCTGGTGTAGTGGTCATAGCGAGATTGTTAACTGTCCTGAGTCTAGCTCTTTTTTTGACAGGTACACTTCTTTAGGTCTTGGCTGTAACCATAAACGCTTGCCGTTTAGGATTCTATAGTTGCATTTTTGCAAAGGGTCATAGACGATGTAATCTTTAGGTTTTTTCAAGGGTAGAAACGTATAGAGATGAATTTACAAGGGTGTTAGAGAGCAATCTGGTAGGAGTAAAATCAGCTATTTAACGATTTAATAGTAAAATTTGCTAATTGATCTTTAACTTGCTGCATTTCTGCGGGTAATTCAGGATTTTTAGATTTTAAGTTTTTTTGAATAAGTCGACTCATTAGTGTGGCTGTCTCTTTCCAAGCTTTTTTTCTTATATTATGTAGCTCTCTAATTATATCTTTATCTACATCAATACCTACGTTATTTCTTATATTACCATCACCATTCC